TCAGCACCAGTTTCCAATTTAACCAATCAGGTTAATTTTGGTAATATTGAGGCTAAAAATCAGGATATTACACCAACAATGGTCAATAAAACCGTCAACAACGTGACCAAAACTCAACCTAAGAGTGGTTTAAGACCTATTGAGATATCGGTCAGAAATGATGAACCGACATTCATGGGATTGATTGTTGATTCTACTCGGATGATATGAAAAACCCCGCACTAGGCGGGGTAAACTAAAGGCGAAGAAAGGAGCGATTTAGTTTTTAATCGTCAGCCAACTTTGAGAAGTAAGCCATATCATCATCATCTGTTGCTGGTTCCCAAGGTGGGGTATCATCAGCAACTTTCTTAGGTGCAGCCTTAGCTTGTTCAACTGTGGTTCTTGCTCGTGGAGCATCACCATCATCATTCAAACCAAGAACTTTATCCAAACGTGTTTTCAAAGCATCATAAGACTTAAATTCTTTGTCAGCAACCAACTCTGAAAGAGAATGTTGTGACTTCCAAATCTTTTCAAGTTCTTCATCGTCATCCAACAATGCTGATGGTGACATAAATTCAGACTTATCATAGTTCTGATAACCTGCAACCTTAGTAATCTTCAACTTGAAGTTAGCACCTTTCCAGAAATCAAATGGATTGATTGGTGTTTCATCTTCAAACTGAGGATTCATTGCTTCAGTAATCTTCTCAAAAATCTTAGCACCGAACTTGAACAATTTAACTTGTCCTTCATTCTCTGGATGCTTAGGATCAGATACGATGTAAATGTTAGCGATGTAAGATAGTTTACGTTTTTGTTTACGAACAATGTCTTTGTTCGCTTCAATACCAGAGTTCCACAATTTGTTGTTGTGTTCGCATACTGGACATTGTTGGTTTTTGGTTGTCAAACATTTGTCAATTAACCAACCACCAGGACCTTGGAAGCCATGTTCGAAAATCTTAGCCCAAGGAAGACCGTCATCACCATCTACTGCTGCTGCGGGTAGAAAGCGAATAGTAGCCATGCCGTTGCCGGCTTTGTCCACTTCTGGTCGCCAAAAATTTTCTTTATCGGATTTGCCTTCTGTTGATGCGTTGAGCTCTGCTACTTTAGATTTCAACTTGTCCAGATTGCCTGAACTTTTCTTTAGGCTTGAAAAATCAATACTCATAATTACCTTCTTTCTTATTAAACGGAATATTAACGGAATATAAACGGATTGTCCACATGATACATTATATAATATTATTTAGGCGCCGTCAAGCAGAAACTTTAACTGTGCCAAGGTATCTGGAACATTTCTGTGCAAGATTGCCAGACCACCTGCTTCACGCCAATCATTAATGATACTTTCGGTATCGTCAATGATTATTGTGTCACTTCTAGCATATTTTTTCTTATGCTGTTTACCTGGAACGAAATTGCGTTGGAAGTCAATATCGTGTTTTTCCAACCATTCGATTTTTTGTTTAGAGATTGCTTCATATCGTTTCTCACTCGCTGTGGACGATAGAATTTGAGTTGGTGGCAATGCATTACGTAATGCCATAATCAACTGCATAGCGTCAGGCATCATTTCCAATGTTGCAAAGTTGTTGCCAGCAATAAACTCATCAAAAAATTTATCAAACTCTCTGTTGTTTCTCGCTTCAGAAGGATAAATGTTAAACAATTCTTTATAACGTTTTTCAAAATTGGCAATCACACCATCCATGTCCAGATAGATACAACTAATTCTACGCATAGTCTCTCAAACTTTCTTTTAAAATGTTTTTGAATTTTTGTTTATCGTAATGTATAAACGGTGTGTATTTTTCAATTTTTCTTTTGTATGTTGGCCAAACAACATCGTCTGTTATTTTTTTAGACCACATCGGTAAGAAATTCATAATATCATTCAATATACAAACCGTTTCGATACTTACATTACCATAAGTCATTTCTTTCAACAATAATGGATATTGTCCATCTTCAACCATCAACATTTCATTTGGTGATTGTGTTGCGTTAAGTAGTCCTATTATATCTTGTTCAAAACGGTAAGTCAAGCTCTGGTTTCTTTTTTGCCATTTCTTGTAATTTTCTTCACCGTCATTACCAGATATATCGCCTACCCAATTCACATTAGTTTCCAAAAAGTTGGCAATATAAAAAGACTTCAAATCATCTATGTTATACTTACGTGATAGTTTGTAAAAGGAATACTTTGCTTTATTGTTTGCAAAGTTGTCCTTTGATACGTTGGTCTTTCCGTTATAACGAAAAAAATCGTAAGAATCAGAAGTAAAATGAAGTTTAATGCTTTGATAGAGGGCATATGCTTCGAATCCTGTTGTTTCTGTCACACTACAAATCCTTGATTAAAATTATTTTTTTATTTTCACCTGTTGGTTTAACAAATAATTCTTTCAGTTCTTCACCTGTGTGCCATTTCATAGAAGATGATTTGTGTGCAGGTAGTCCAGCAGTTTCACCGATTTGTTTCCAATTATCGGCTAGATATACTGCACCATTTTTACCTGCACCTACAAAGGTAATTATACACTTAAGTTCATTACCATATTTTTCTTTCCATGCATCTGGTGCTTTTTGTCTAAGTTGTTTTAATACTTGTGTGCCAGCATTTTTGATTCTTTTACTGAAACAGAAACGCCAGTTATTGGCAATACTATTGAAAGCTACTTTGTATTCTTGCTTAGACATTCCAAGATGCCTTAATATATCTTTTGGTGGTGGATACACAGAAGAACCTAATCCAATCATACCAATACATTCAGGTAGAATCATATCTTCCTCTTGGTAATATATCAACCAATCTATTCTCCTACCAACGGATGAGTTTGTCGGCACATATGAATGATTGTTTTCAATGATGTTTTTCACCAGTTCTTTTTGTTCTGGTGTTTTGACCTGTGTCAATTCAATCATATTGGCAATTTAGAACTTTTCTTTAATAGATTTAAGTCTTGTGCTTCCTCTCTAATCTTGGCCTTTAAGGCACTTGATACTAGAGAAGATGCAACATCTAGTTCCATACCAGTTTCTTCACAATGATAAATGATTGCTTCCATGTGAGAACATTCCAGTTCTGCACTTTTTTTACCAATCATTTCACTAAATTCATTAATCTCTGTTTTTGTCGGCACGTTCAAGCTTTCGTATAAAAAAATATGGTTTCCAATTGTTCTCACAGGTCGAATGTTTGACCAACCTGGATGAACATATGTTGCATGGTAAAACATTGCACGTGCCTTGGCAAGCTCTCTGTGTAATACGGATTCTCTGATTGCTCTTTTGGCAATATACAAACATTCTTCCCAAGCATATTGGTTTCTTACTGGACCAACTTTTTCACAAGTCCATGTAAATTGGCATGTTTGACCGGTCTTTTGGTAAACAACACCACAAAAATCTTTTGGAAATGGTCCGCCATGATTTGCACGATTGATTGTAACCTGTGCTACGGCCAATTTTCCTTCATGTGGTTCCATTGCAGCCTCATAGTAAATGTTTTTGGCCATGCAAAGGATTTGTTGATTTATATCAGCACTAACTTGCTGTTGTAAATCTGGTTGTGCTTGATATGCCTTTACAGGCAAAAATAAAATAGATAAAGATAAAATTAAAGTCGGTAAGAACTTCATTTGTCCTCCTTGTGTGTGTAAAGGGGCCTAAGCCCCTAACCCTCAGGTAGATTTCTTTGTAGACAGAACTTTTGTGGTTGGTTCTGGTGATTGAATATTAGAAACGAAGCCGTTTAGTGTTTGGGCTTTGTTGATAATATCTTGTTCTGAGGGGATTGCTGGCAAAGCCGGATGTTCAGGTGGTGTTTCACCTTTGGCCTTTGCAGTATCGCATTTGATGTTCCAGTCTTGTGAAAGACGGTCTCTTTCTGCGTTGTATGAATCATATAACATGTCTCTCGCCATTTTTAATAGTTCAAGACGGATCTCAAAAGGTGTCATGTTTGACATAGTTTTCTCCTAATTGTGTTGTGTGTAAGTGTAATGATGATTTATTTGTGGGTTTCATCAAACCCATATACTTATTTATGAAACTCCACACCGTCATATTCTGGAATACCCAGAATTGACCTTGATACATCAAGAATGTATATCAATCTTCGTTGTTTCGATTTGTTGTATGCACTATGCATTTGTCCATTGTCAAAACCAAATAGGTCTGACCAGTCTACTTTTGTGGTAATAACCTCGAAGCATACATCACCTTCTGGAACAATTAAAGGTATGTGTATACGAATGGTTTTGTGTGATGAGTTTTCAATATCAGCGTGAGGTTCAATCACACCACCGGCATCCAAAATGCTGTAACCACTACAACCATATTTTGGTGTGAAATATTTTTTTGTTAATGCTGATGCTGTAGGGAAAAGACTTTGTATTTTTTCTTCTAAGAAGAAGTTATATTCAACATTTTGTTCAGGATAACAATAACGTAATCCTTCAACTTTCCACATTTGCTTTTCGGATTCATTTAGTGTTGTGTATGGATTAGCAGCGGCATAAGAAATACCACCTTTGAATGTGGTAAAAAAATCTGTATGATGTGCCAAAAATTCTTCACGCAATTTTGGTGCTAATTCCATCAATTCATCAGCAATTTTTATTTCATTTCTATACCAAATAGACTGCATTACTCCTCCAAATTAATGGTGGGTATTCTGTTACGAGGAACCCACCGAACCCTAGTCAGCGTTTAGGCTGCCAATGCGAACTTTTCATCGTTTGCGTTTACTTTGATTTAGTTTTTACGACTATCTGTGTCGGGTAGCCAATTAATTTACTAATTTGTCAATCGAAACTGGTTCATCCCCATCAAAAGAACTCTTTAGTATAGTCTATAGCACTTGTCTGTCTCTATACAGGGTGAAGAATTCTTTTGGTGGAGATGGCCGGTGCTGCCCCGGCGTCTTGCCAACTTTTCAAAAAATCAGTTTACTACCATTTTACAAATCCGGATAAATTCTTTTATGTGTTCATCATCCAGGTTATTCTTTAACCAATTTGCGGATACACTAATGTATCTGACATTGCCTTTCACATATCCTTTGGAACTATCAATTCTATCCAGTGACGCTTGATAATTTTTATTATAACTAGATTCTAAAATTAAGTCAACCTTTGTGATGGCACATTTACCGTTTTGTTTTTCCCAAAGTTCTTTGAGATATGGTAAATCCAAATTAAAATCACCTTTTGGATTCCCACCTTTATTAGTTCTTGTTCTACAACTTTTTAATAGTGTTCTGAAAGGACTATATTCATCCTTTCTATTACCAGCCAAACTTCTGGCCATTTTCTTGTTTTCTTCACTATGCACCCAAACACCCAACTTTTCTTCTCTTGTGTGTTTTGCATGGCAAGATAGTGAACAGTAAAGGCGTCTACCTTTCTTTTCAGCCGCTTTTACATATCTTGTTTCTTTTTCAAATTGTTTTTCGCAACCATCACAACAAATCAAGGAATAACTTCTCATATACACCTCCACTTTTATTTAGTGGAGTTGAAGATTACAGAATACGTTTCTAGTTGCTTCATACAACCATAATCACTCATAGGGTTTCAAAAAATCGTCACCCTCTGAATCTTTTTCAAAATTATTCCAATCATAGTTTACCAACTTATAAATCCAATAAGCGTGTAAACCTACAACAATAACAAGTAAAAATAATTTATCCATAATTGTATTATACACCAATTTATTTAGTTTGTCAACTGTTTTTGTGGTAATAATCAATAGCTCTAACTAAACCTTCAATGTGGTCGTGTGTCTTTTCTTTGAAAACAACTGGTGGTGCATTGTCCACAGCCATAATAATCACCAAATCATTGATTGGTTGACCAACCAGTTCTTCATACATCAATGCATATGCAGTAGTTTGCCAGAAATAATCCAAGATATCTTCACGGTTCTTAACCTTCTTCGATGTTTTAAAGTCAATCACCGATAAGACACCTTCATACTCACCAATACAGTCTACACGACCTGCCAATCCTAGTTGTGAGGACCACAATCCAACCTCTTGGTAGTGTATGTTATTGATTTTGTTTAGATACGGTTTGATTGCTATGAACATTTCTTTAGCATCAGGCATAACATTACCTGGTGGTTTTGGTTCATTGTTCAAATAGTATTCACATAATGTATGCATGTTGGTGCCACGTGATGTGGCCTGTCTGGAGATTTTGTTTGCAACCTCATCACCAACTCTACGCCGCCATGCCATGATGGCTTCTTTTTTCTGTGCTCCCACCACGGTGGTCACCGATGGTAACTTTTTACCATCTGGTGTGACATAATATCTTTTCCCATCAGGGAAAGTTTGAGACTCAATTTTTGGAATCTCTTTTGGTGGGCAATAAATGAACATTACAATAATCCTAACTTCAATTGTTTGTATTCTAAAATAGTTTTGTCAGCTTCTTCTATCTTTTTATTTAGAAG